TGTGCTCGGACGGATGAACCAGGATAAAATACGGCTTTCGGGTTATCAATATCTGTTTCGCGGAACACCCGAAGGGTGACACCATTTTTAGGTGCACCCGTCGATTCTTGGAATGTTGTTTCATCAACAGCACTCAGTTGGATTTCCGTGGCAGACGGGAAAGTATAGAAATCTGAGTCAAGAGTCGTTACATCATCGTTACTAGTACGTACGCTGACTTTAACGTCATCTTCTTTAATATAGGGAAATGTAAAGGAAAAGCGGCGAATTGTACCGTTTCCACTGTGTTCATTTTGTGTAGTTGCCATCAGAAATTAGCATTACTTGTTTACAGAGTCGCGTAAGAACTGTTGAGCAGCAAAGCTTAACGGAGCTTCACCACGTTGTACACGACCGATATTAGCATTTTGAATCCAACCTTCAGTCTGTAAACGGTCACGTGAAAGTAGCCGATCTTCGGCAGATTTACGTGCAATTTCAAGGTGGTAATCGAGTTCAGAATGGATCATTAAGAATTGATCAATGGGTACTTCACGACCAGCTTGACGCAATTCATCGAATTTATCTAGTGAATCTACATGCTGTTTCATGACATCTCGAATGGCTTGTAAGAAGTAACCATCTTGACCAACCATAGCATATAGTTGAGCCCGTTCTTGGGGTGTATATTCTACACCATCAGCATTTTTGTTAAACAGTGGACGTGAATCATATTCAACAGCAGTCAAGAAACGAGCTTCAGGACCTTGTTCAGTGCTGATTTTCATACCACGGTTATAAGCATTGAATAACCGAATCATAAATGGTTCAGTTCCATCAACAGGTTTTCCGTAAATCCAATCATGAGAAACCGGCATACGTGCACCTTCAGGAGAAAAGGCATCTGCAAACTTATTTCTATTACGGAAATAACCATCCATAGTACGGTTCAGCTCACGGCGTTCATTGGACATCAATCGGCCCCATTCACTGCGTTGACCTGCACCAGGAATCATATCATTTACCATGCCAGCAACCCAACGAGCTTTAGCACCTTCATCTCCGTTAATAACATCTAACGCAGATTTAAAGCTAGTAATCATAGCTTTGTCTTCCATGTTAGCTGCAAGGAAGAAGGAGATTTTTTGAAGCATAGTCTCTACACCTTGCTCGCCAAGAGTTTCCCAGTTATCAGCAACGTTTATTGTAGTAGCAATAACGTCAGCGATAGGACCTAGGAAATCATAGGAAATGTACTTGTTAGTACCTGGTACCTTGAAACTCCTAGCAACCCATTTCTGTTCTTCACGAGCACGTTGAATCTTAGGATCAAAGTGTCCATCGCCAGTAATACCGTCTTGCATAAATGCATTTACAGCCAACATACTGAACATCGTACCCATAGCCCAACGAGCTTTGGCTTGATGCCGCAGTTGGATAAACTGTTGCTGCATTTGATCAAAGGGAAGGTCTCCCATTCCCCTTTTATTCATAGCTGCTTGAATTTCTTGTGTACTAAAATCAGTCCAACTGCGTCTACCTGGACGTATGAAATCGTACACCTCATCACCAAAGCCTGCAACAGCGGGAGAAATTGGGTTATACTTCTTTGCAAACATAGACAGAGCATTACCCTGGCTACGTGGGAACGTAAAGAAAGTTTTGAGGATAGGAAAGCTTTTAGTCAGACCGCCAAGACGATCACCAAAAAAGTTATCATTGTTCAATGCAATCTCAGCCGATTCAAATTTAACCCGTGGGTCAGCAATCATGCCATTTTCATCGAACATTTTTGCATAAGCTAGTTCATATGCTTCCTGTAACAGCTCTTTCTTTTCTACACCTTCATTAACAAAGTCTTTTAAAGAAATCCTACCGTTTACAGCATCAAAAGCATCAGCACGAGCTTGGACATTAGCCATCCAGGCTTTAGTCCACTCATCACCAGCAGACATTTCGTTAGAACTAAAACGCATTAGTGGGTGCAGTGCCATTTCTTGCATAGCTCTCAGTTGTTCGACGATCATCATTTTACCGTCGTTACCTTCTTCTAATGCAGCTTCTGCCATGCTTTCCAAGAAAGCCATTCTTTGGTCAATTTTTAAAGCCACGTCAGGCTTCATCAATTCAAAATGTTTCTTTGGTTGAGTTGATAGTTTCCACAGTGTATCTTTATATGCCTTACCAGCTAGTGCAAAGGTCTCAGACATAGCACCGAGTGCATGGTGTGCACGTCTAAGGCTATACATATCTAAAGACATCAAAGGACCCATGTAAGACCCTACATATTTCTGGACCATACCACCAACGTTACCAAGTTTAGCAGCAAGTGGTGTAGCAAAAGCACTGAGTTTGGAGTTCATCACGTTCGACCAAGCAGCTTCAACCACCATACTAGGCATTTCAGGTGCACGGTCAATAAATAGTTTACTCCAGAAACCAGTAAGGTTTGCCCAAACTTTATTCATTTCAGCAATCGATGCTGCATCACCATTAGTATAATCTAGCATTTCTAAGAAAGGCTTCATATACCCAGGACGTTCTTTACCAATCTGACGGTAAGTATCTACCAGCCGTTTAGCATCAGGAATAATCTTTTCCATTGCTGCAATACGTGCAGCTTCATCAGCACTTAGTGTTTTAGTAACGTCGTTTGGTGACTGTTTAAGTAAGGATTTTAATGAGTTAAACTTGTTAGGGTTTAACAGAGTATTTTTAGCTTCCCATTTAGAGAAGTTTTGGTGAACCAACAGTAATTCAAGACGATCATACATCTCGTCTAAAATTTGTTGGACCCCACCTTCAGTTAGATTCTCAATTGCAGTTTCAGCAAAGTCAGAGACCTGACCAGCAAGCTGCGTCTTTAAAGTTGCATCAGCTAAATACCGCTCAAGCTTATAGATCTTCTCTCCATAACCTTTGATTGCAGTTTTAACTGCTTTCTTACCGATCGGATCAAGTGTCTTAACACCTGTTTCAGACCACTGTGAAAATCGACTTAGAATCTTTACCATAAAACCTGGTTCAGCTGCAGGCTCTAAAAGCGTTTCTGCAACTTCTGCCGTAGTCTTAACAATCTGTGCGTTCGTGAGCTTACCGTAGTTTGCCACGATTACATCCCATTTACCAGCCTCCATAAGCTCTTTAGTTGCTGTGTCCAACAACCAACCTCGTTTGAGGTTTTCGGGTTCCAGTGCAAACTTAGCTGCAACAGAACTCAGAGCATTACGTACACGACCTAGTTGAGTACCAGCATTACGTTGGATACGTGCAAGGTCAGTCATACCACCAGCAATACCGCCCTGATCAACAGAACGTGTGGCAGTTTCTAGGCTATCGTAGAGATCGTGAACACCTTTGATTGGACGGTCAAGTGGTGCGTCTGGATCTAATTTAGATAGGTTATATGCACCTATGTCATCAAGGTTTTTATTACGTGCAGCTGCAGCGTCAGCCATAGTACGCAGTGAAGCGTTCATTGCTGATTCTTTGTACTGTTCAGCCATGTCCTTAAAGAAGACACCAGCCTTTTCGTTCCGTGGTACCCAGCGTGTAGCCCATGCTGCCTTTTGAGCAGCCTTAGTGAGGCGTGCAAGGGAACCAATCATATCAATACCAACGTTCAAACCACCTGATTCCATCCGGTTTTTGTGACGGAATACATCACCAGATTCACCATCAGATGTAGCGAGCCAGTTAGGCAGTTTATCATGCCAGAACTGTGGCCAGCTTTTCTTAAGTGTACCAGCAAGGTTGTGATCTTCTGCGGCTTGTGTCGTAGTTTCATCTACGTAGATACCAGTACCAAGACCTAAGCCAGACTCAGCAAACCTCTTAAACACAGGGTCATTACCTAGTGCACGGAGTTTAGCGGGTGCAACACCTCTAGCATGGATACCTTGAGCACCTCTTCTTGTCAGTGCAAACAAGATAATACTAGGTCCAATCTGTGCCGTAGCATCACGTAGTGCATCTTGTAGTTCACTATTGACATTCCTAGGACGGTCCAAGGGTTCCATCCCTGTCCACTGGAGTTTGTTAATCTCTGCGGTAAGGTAATCACCCATACCAAAGACCATGCCTTCAGTGGCATCTGCAATGCCCTTCAAGGGGCTTCCAACCTTTGGATCTTGGATTCCCCCTACCATGTATCCACCGGGCTCATTACGGCCAGGCTCACGGGTAGGACCAATGATCTCATCAGGTTCTTCTTCAGTACGACCTTCCCTTAGGATTGTCCTACCTTCTTCATCTGTTGCT